CGGCGGTAGGCGGTGTCGGCGCCCCTCAATACCAAACTCCCTTGTAGCACTGCCACTTTTGCGACTTGCCGAGATCGCTATCCGGGAAGATGTCGTTGAAGTTCACCGCGCCGCGGACCTCGCGGACCCATCGGACGTCCTCATAGTTCACGTCGTTCATCTTCGGCCGGCCGTCCGTGCCGAGCGCCGCCTCCTGCGAATGGAAGTACCACTCGTCGGACGTGATGTCGAGCACCACCTCGTAGTATTCGTGCTCGAGGTGGTTCACGGACACGCCCTCGCAAAGCAGCTGTCCGGTCGTGAATCCGAGAAAGTCCTCGGTGTTCCGCTTGCCCGAATACTGCACGACGATGCCGGCGACGTCGACGAGCGGGAGGCTCTCGACGTCGATCACAAGCCGCAGCTTCATCGCGACCTGTTTCACGTCGACGTCGACGTTCTTGATCGTGCCGCCGATATGGGCGGCCGAGCGGTTGCCGGTGTCGGGCGGGTTCGCGGTGTAGTCGTCGTGCAGGAGCCGCGTGGACCGCGTGCGGATGACGGGGATCACGGACGCCGGCAGGAAGAGGCCCGGATCGAGGAGCGGTGCCGGGTCGACGTTCACGTTCTCGGCGTCGTTCGCCAAACCCTTTGCGGCGTCCGTCTTGAAGTACCTCGTCGAGAACTCGGCGGTCACCTCCATGCCGCGGCCGTTCGGGCGGAACGACAGGCGCCGGCATAGCGCCGATTCCATCCAGGTGGTGCCGTCGCCGTCCGTCACGAACCACGCCGAGCCGATCTCGGGGATCACAGGCCCGCCGTCCGTGTCGTCGGACACGATCAGTTCGGCCTCGTTCGGGTCCATCTCGGCGTCGTCGAGACGCTCCACCTGGTAAACGTCGACGATCGTGTGGACGTCCCAGATGTCGCCGAAATTGGTCGAGACGTTCTTCCGCCAGGACGTGTAGGTTTCGCTCGAGCGGCTCATGTGTTTTGCTCCCTCTGCTGCCGTGCGCGCTTCTCGTTCTCGATCGCGGCGCGGTCGATCTGCTCCTGCGTCAGGTACGACTGCGCGCCGGCGGTGGAGCGGGCGGTGGCGATGTCGGCGCCGAGGATCACCTCGTCACCCGTCTTGCCGGCGAGCACGCCGCCCAGGGCGGCGACGAGCCACTTGCCGTTCTCGTTGATCGAGCCCGCCCAGTCTTGGAAGAAGCCGAGCACGCCGCCGACCTGTCCGCCCTCGGACATCGAGCCGGCGGTGAATGCGGCACCCCATCCGGTGTTCGCCGATTCGGCGATCGCGGCTCGGTCTTTGCCCTGCGCGAGGATGCCCGCCTGCACGGCGTTGATCCCCGTCGACCGGATGTCGGCGCCGGTCTTGAACGCCTTCAGCGCCGACTCGCCCGCCTTCACCGCCTCGGTGAACTGGGACACGATCGCGCCGGCGGCGGTGAAGGGCGCCGCGGCCGCGAGGGCGATGCCCGCGCCGCCGATCGCCATCGAGCCGGCGCCGCCGCCGAGGGAGCCTAGGGCGCCGAACCGCCCGAACGGCCCGCCGGCGAGGGCGAGCCCCTTCGCGCCGATCGACTGCACCTGCTTCTGAGCTTCGGCGATGCCCTTCTGCATCGTCTTGGCGTTCACGGCGACGTCGATGTTGAGCGTGGGAAGCTTCATGTGAACTCCTCCACCCGGCGGAGCCGCGTGGTCTTGATCGATTCGTTCCGCGCGTCGACGGCGACGTTGATCGCGTTCGCGACGTAGCCGCGGAAGAGCGGGCCGAGCGCCGCGTGCGTGAGCTCGGACGCGTGCGTCCCGCGCAGGTACTGGCCGCGGCCACGGTGGTACAGGCCGCGCTTCCACCCCTTGCCGCGCGCGAGCGGCGGGCGCCGCAGCGACTTGGACCACGAATGGGTGCCCAGTTCCGTGAAGTGCGAACGCCATCCGGTGCCGGCCGCGTCGTAGGACGCGCGCAGCTTGCGGCCGCCGAGCCCCTTCGTGTCGGCCTTCCCGGTGCGGTACGCCACGGAGCCCCAGGCGGTGCCCTTGAAGTTCTTCATCTTGGCGCGCGCGTCGCGCGGCGGAAGCTTGTCGGCGTTGCGTGCGCGGATCGCGGCGAGCTCTTTCTTGAGGAACGGCCGGATGGCGTCCTTCACGATCCGGTCCTGTATCGCGAGCGGGAACTGCTCGAGCGCCTTCACGACGGCGCGAGTGTTCTCAGGTCGGACGGTTGCTGCGAATCCTGAGTTCATCGAGGCGCTTCCGTATCTTCGACCAGTCGGGCAAGTCGAGCTCCACGGCGAGCTCGACGATCGAACGCTCCCACGGCGCTGCATTCCGGCCTTTCAGGATTCGCGCGAGCAGCGCACGCGAATCCCGTCCTAGTCCCGCCCTTCGTTGTACAGCCTCTCGATCGCGACGACGAGCGGCGCCGCGACGTGGGCCGGACACCTGCCGGCGTGCTCGAGGGAATCGAAGATCGGCATGCCCTTCTCGTCGTGGGCGTGGCGGTGGAGCGTGAAGCATCGCGCCTCCACGGGCCCGCGCTCGGCGGCCTGCACGGCCTCGACGAGATCGACGAGCGTCGGCCTCGAGAGCATGACGACCATGCCGTCGACCTCGACGCGGACGGGTTTCAGCGTGAGCATGTCGCGGAGGGATGTCATCCGATGGTGTACTGGCCGGTGATGCGGAAGGAGAACGACGCGCGCACCATGTCGTTGACGGCGATCTCGGGGGACCAGTTCTCGACGAGGATCGTGCCGCTGATCGTGGCGCCCGAATGCAGGGTGACGGTGAAGAAAAGCGTGGCGCCCGACTTCACGGCACCCTCGACCATTCCCTTCACGGCGTTGCCCTGGTCGTAGAAACAGGCGCCCGTGATCGTGCCGCCGCGGATGCCCGTCACAAACGACCGATCGGCGGCGCCGACCTCGGTGACGTCGACGAGCTCGCTGGCAAGCTGCACCGATGCGTTGACGATGCCGAGATCGGCCTTGGTGTCGACTGCGTTTCCGATTTGAATGCTTGCGCCGGTGGTGTTGTAGATCGCCATTTCACAGGCTCCAGTAGATGGTGGTGTTGATCGTAGCCATGGCGGGCTCCTGCTCGTCGCCCATGCCGATCGCCGGCGGGTTCAAAGTCTCGTCGTTCACGACGATCCCGCTGATCTTGATCGACTCGTATGTGCCGTCGACGAACCGCCCCTTCAGGGTCGCGACGAGATTGCCGGCGCCGATTGTCGTCTCGTCGATCACCGTGAACACGACGGTCGCGGTGCGGATGTACGGTAGCTCGCCGTACATCGCCGCCTGCACCTCGAACGTCACCGCCGGCAGCGCGCTCTCCTGCAGGCGGTAGCCGTGGGTTACGCGCTCGTCGGGAACGCCGGCCGCCGACAGGGTCGAGCCGGTCGTGAGCATGGTGCGGATCGCCTCCTCGATGATCGCCATCAGTCGATCTCCTCGGCGGCGATCACCGCCACGCGGTCGGACTCGTCGAGATTCAGGATCGATTGGATGCGGAAGGTGCGGCCGCGAATCTCGAGCCGGTCGACCTCCGAGAGGCCCGTGTTCTGCACGGCCTGCCACCGGGCGCGGACCTCGACGTTGCGGCGGACGACGACGCCGTCCGCGTACGGCGTTTCGGTGGCCCCGCTCTCGCGCAGGTCGGCGCGGAACGTCCCGCCGGCGGTCCATGTGTCGACGCGCATGCCGAGGCCATCGCGCGTCGTGCTCGGCGCCAGGCGGGTCGCGGTCCACCGGAGGAGGCCGCCGGAGATCATCTGATCGGGCTCCTCGCCGCCACCTGGTCGAGGATGAACTCCACCGACATCGGCACGGGCGACAGGCCGACCGGTTGAAACGCCTCGGGATTCGAGTACCACCCGCCGACGAGGGCGATCACGCAATGCACGATCTCGTTCGGCACGGCGCTGTAGCCGGCGGTGTAGTTCACCGAGATCGCCGTCCCCTCGTAGATGGCGGGCGCCTCGAGGAACCGGATGATCGGCATCGGGCCATCCGTGCGGTCGACCCAGTAGTCGCCGGCGGGCACGGTGGTGAGCACGTTCGACGCGTTGTAGTAGGTGACGTCCGTCAGCGAGACGAACGGATAGCCGGGGATCAGGGTGTCCTTCCACCAGGCGAGGTACAGCGTCTGCGCCGAGGGCGACAGCGACAGCTGCGTGCGGCGCTCGATCAGCGAGATCGCCGCCTCGCGCAAACGCGTGAGGTCCGCGTCGTCGTCGCTGTAGTCGATCTTCAGCGCCGACTTGATCGTGGAGAGGGGAACCGTCATGGAAAGCGGCCTGGGGGGTTTCCCCCCCAAGCCACCGGAGACAAGAAAGAAATCAGCTCGCGTTGAGGCTGTAGATCGCCGCGAACGCCT